CGTATCCAAAATCAACGTGGATTTCAGGACACTCTTTGTCTTTTCTTTCATTAAATTCTTTGAACACATCAATCAATCGTGTTCTTTGTTCGTCTGTCATCAGACCCTCTAAATGATATTTTCTACCCTCAACTTGCTTATCAACATCATCATTTATTTCTGTGACACTTCCGAAGTCTTCTCTAATCGTAATAAAGTCCACCCCTCTACCATTATCTACTTGTGAATTTACCTCATTGACATAATCAAGTAAACCTAATAATGTGTCTATGTTTTCTGGCAATATAATATAATTTAATCCAAACTTTAAATCTGGATTATTTTCATTTCTTAATTTTAAAAACTCTATCATATTACTCTTGACTAACTGATATGCTTTTTTATGTCTCGTTACAAAATATGTTGACTCCTCGTCCACACCATACAATGATATTCTCAATGAGTCTAAATCCCAAATGCCAGGATTTCTTTGTAAGTATTTTGATGTTAACATATGTCCATTTGTAATTAATGGAACTCTAACACCCTCAGACTTTGCGTGTGATATGATATCACTTAAACCTGAATTAGTCAATGGTTCTAACCCACCTGATATTGATAGTGTTGAGTGTTTTGGCATATTTGAAATGATATCTTTAAATCTTTGATTGCCCTCTTTCATAACACTACCTTTGTATTTGGCACTTTGATTTCTACCACAAAACCCACAATAATACATACACGATAAACCAGGAAACAATGCCAATCTAAATGGGAACTGATACTCATAATTAACAACCTTTTCATTTACTCCATTTTTAATATAAGGTATCATTGTATTCCAATACTTTCTACCTAATCCCTCTTTTACTATCAGTTGTTGAAAGAAATCATTATTGTAAATTATCTCATTGAGTTCTATCAATTCGTCTTTACCAATGTTTAACTCGTTCATTAATTCTTCTTGTGTTGTCCAGGGCATTTCTGATAGTCTATGTATAATTAATGATATATCCCCAACCATAGAATTATCCACCTCTTCACTCATTATGTTGTGAACTTCATCTGGCATATGATATTCAGATTGTAACCAATCTCTCATTATCTTAATCTTTTCCATTGATAGTCCTCATCAATTCTCTTCCTGCATTTACACAAGTATCTATTTTACCACTAAACAAAGTATAAACATTATCTCCCTCGTGATTAACTAATGTTGGTCTGGCGTCATCGTGGTCTCTATTTGCAAGAACTGCTCTAAATGTATACATAGAACCTATGTGTTCTAAATCTGCAAACTCATCTCCAAAATATTTTACTCCACTTTCAATGAACTTATCTATCTTGGTGAGTTTTGGTTCAGGATTTTTTATTAATCCTTTGTTTATATATTTCGTATATTCACTATCCCAAAATGGTTCAGTTCCATTGTTCCACATATGGATAGCGTGTTTCACATTACCCAAAACGTGATACTCATCTCCATACGGGTCTAAACACATAAATGGCCCGTCCATAATCACTATGCTCGTATTTTCAAAAATCTTTGGTAGTTTCACGACTGGCTTCTCACATAATTCAAACTGATACCATTTTTTGTCATCTAATAACTGATTAATATCTGAATATGTAGCTATAACAACCACATCATATTCTTTTTTCCAATATTCTAAATCAATTACTTCTGTATTTAACTCCACATTAATGTATGAACTTTGTATTTTTTTCTCTAAACTCTCTGTTAATTTCTTTGGACAAAACAATTCTTCATCTGCAACGATTGTTAAATCACAATTAGGCATTGGTTCTCTTTCTTCATAAGACAATTTCATATCATCTAAAAACTCTTTATATTCATCACCATTTATTAAACTATCCTCAGATGCTATTGAATACATATGAGTTATATCACCATTGACAACACAATCCTCATATTTTCTTTTAAATGAATACAATCCGTCTAAACACTCTTGTGCAGTTTCTTTACTTCGTGGATAATGATAACCCTTATGTAGTCTGTATTGGTTGATTGATGATGCGCCACCCATTATTGTATTTGATTTTTCTTTCACATCAACTAAATAACCATTATTACTTAATTCAATAGCACTTGTCAATCCAAACACACCACCACCAACCACAAGTGCTTTTGGTGATATAGTATCTCTAACTTTTTGAGATAATCTGATAGCGTTTAGTGATACTTTTCTATTATAATTGTAATTAACTTTGTCATTGAATAAGAACTCAAACATAGTTTCTAATGGGCTTACACTATATGCGTTCATATCAATTTCATTGACATAGTGAAGTTTTTCTTTTGAGTATCCGTATTTGAACTCTCCTATTCTTCCGTCCTCTAATTCAATTCTGAAATCATCAAGTTGTCCCTCAATAGATTTTATCTCAAAATTCGTATCTTCAACCCACATATAAAAGTGATGATATGCCAGTCTATCTAAATAATTATAATCTTTTTGTCCTGGTTTTGTCCAAACAAAATAATTCATATCATCATAGATAACATAGTCCTCTCTCCAAGTGAACACATCATCTACATATAGTTTAGTATTAAATGTATCTGCTATCTCATATAACTCTACCGCACTATCATAACTGATAGTAAGTGGTTTTTCACAAAACACATTTTTACCTTGTGTCAACCAATACTTTGTTTGTTCATAGTGTAAATCATTTGGTGTTGATATGATTATCCAATCAGCTTCATCAGGTTCTACAAACTTAACCAATCTCTCGATATTGTTTTTGAGAATATTCCCCCACCTACCATTTCCTATTATGTGAACTTTAACCATATAAATAATCAAATGTTTTTTTCATCCAAAATGGAACTTGTTGGTCTTTGTTAGGTATCCCATTGAAATGGTATATCCAACCTATCTTGGTAAATAGCATATCATCTGCTAATATTTCTTTTTTAATCATACAACCCATATTATATTTATATGGTAATAATTTGACATCAATATTTTTTATATTTAAATTAAAGTTTAATGGTGTTTGGTCTGTTCCAATACCATATTTTTGTTGAATAGTATTTATCTGTTCTATATTTTCAAAATAAAAGTCTCTCATATGTTGAAAGAAATCTCTATGTGTATCATTGACAATTTGAAATCCACTATTACCATATTTCCAATAATCAAACCACTCACCATCATAAACATATTTAGAATAGTGTTCCATACCACGAAGTATCCAATCATAACTTCCGTCATCGTGTATCATACAATACTTGTTTTCTGTTTCATTGAAAAAGTTTGGACAATCTGGATGAATAATCGTATCCGCATCTACCATTAAAGTTTGATTTGCTTTGATTTCATTTGCGTCATAAATATCAAACAAGAAGTATCTTTGCCAGATGATATGCATATCGTCCATTGGTAAAACTGGCTCCTCTAATAAAAACAATTCTACATCATTTTTCTTACACCACCTTCTCCAACTTTCAATACCGATTTCATATTCTGGTTTTAGTTGTCCGTCTTTCTTGACAGCGATTATAAAAACTATATTTTTATTCATATAAATAACCTACCATATCCCAAGTTTCTTTCATTGTTCTTGTTCTGTCCTCTATTGAAAAACCTGTATAATGCCATATCCAACTATATTTGATAAAAAATGGTGTCTTATCAGTTCCGTCTTGCCAATTATGACTGAACATTTCCCTCTTATGCATTGGAAACATATTCCATCTGATATCAAACTCTTTCGTCTTGATACCTTGTTTTTTTACTTCATAATTACAAATCGTTTGAACTTTTCCACCACCTAATTTTGCAGTCTTATCAAGTTCCTCAGAATTGTTTTCATACAATTCAATCAATCCGTCAAAAATTGGTTTATGTTCTTTGGTAAAAAACTTGATTGCTGAACTATAATAATTGTATAAATCTAATTTTATATTAGGATAAAACTTTTGATAGTAGTTTGAACTATTGTAAGTCCACCTCAAATTAGAATAATCTTTTGACCAACACCACTCGTCATCATATAAATCAAACATATTAGGTGCGTTCCAATGTATCATACTATCACTATCAACATAACCTATTTTATCATAAGTATCTCCGACTTTTTCAAAAATCGTATCTTTATTCCAAACTGGAAATTTATATCTTGGATTGTGTTCGTCAATAAGTAAGAAATCAATATCGTTCTTTTTACACCAAGAACTCCAAGATTTTATCGCATATTGAGCATAATCTGAGTTTGCATATGTTGAAGTTTTGTGGTCAACTGCCACCATATAGATTAAATTTTTACTCACCAATCTCTCCCTTGATATATTTTTCTAAATCACCTTTTGGTTCATAATTTATTCTTTTCTTTGTGATTGTTAAATCACATAGAGTTTCTCTTGCTTCACCTGGTCTCTCATCAATGTATATAAACTCGTGATTAAACATCTCAGCTAATTCATTTATTGAGTAATTTTTACCACTTCCGAGTTCTATGATTTCACAATCAGTTTTAGATGTTAATATCATACCCTCAACAATATCATCAACATGCGTGAAGTCTCGTCTTTGAAATCCATCACCTGTGATAGTTAGTGGTTCATCTTTTTTAAATTGGTCTAAAAATATACCGACAACCGCAGCATATTCTCCCTCAGTTACTTGATAATCTCCATAAACATTGTAAAATCTACAAATTGACATATTGACATTAAACAATTCCTTATACATATAACAAATTTGTTCAGCTACATCTTTTGAAAATGAGTAGGGGTTTTCATATTTACCATTGTGAACTGATGACGAACCAGCGTAAACTACTTTACAATCTTTATTTCTCGCCCACTCCATTAAATTCATAGTTGCTAATGCATTTATTTCAAAAGTCATAGCAGGAAAGTCAAATGATGGTTGAATTCTTGGAAGTGCTGCGAGATGATAAATGACATCAGGTTTTTCCATAAAGAAATCAAAGTTTAATACATCTCTAATATCACATGCGTGATACTCACAACCCTCTTGTTCATTTTCTTTTTTACCTGTTGAATAGTTATCAAGACTTACGACATTGTGTCCGTCTTTTAATAACCTTTTGATTAGGTTTGTTCCGATAAAACCTGCTCCGCCTGTAACCATTATGTTCATAATTAACCTCTATAATATATCGTCATACAATTTGTTTTGCATTTCTTGTCTTTTAATATTCTTGACATGCTTTAAAGTCAACTCCTCGTGTGGTGGTAAATGTGAGTATGTTTGTGCTCCGTCTATCACCTCGTGAACTGGCTTAACCCATTTGATATGGTCTTGGTTTTTAAATATCCTTGCTTGATAATCAGGAAAATTTATCCAACCTTGTTCTGTTGTTCTCCACTTCCATAAATTTAAATGAAAATCTGTTATTCCGTCCACTATATTAATTCTTGGCACCCAAACTAAATCTGTGTCGTTGATTTCTAATATCGTTGGTAATTGTTGTAGAAGTATTTCATTTGGTATTTCGTCTGCGTCAATGTGAAATATGTAATCACCTGAACAATGTGATTTTGTATAATTTTTTAGTGCTGCAAAGTCTTTTCTAAACTCAAATGTATTTACTTTTAGCTGTCTTGGTTGAAAGTAAGTTCCATATTCATATTTTTCCAATACCTTTTCTAATGCATAAAACTCATCTTGCATTATACTTTTCTCTCCAACCTTTGATGTGTCTTGTGTAACTACAATTTCATCTTCCTCTCTAATGTGTTTAGATAAATGAAATAGTAAATTATCTAATTCTTTATGTTCATTATAAACCGTTATTCCATAACTAATCTTCATCTGGCAATGCCCTTTCTAATGCGTCTTTTTCATCTTCTAATATTAATTTCACTACTTGTTTTAAAGAACCACCTATTAAATCATTACTATCTTCAATTAAAAATACTCTTCTTTTTCTACACTCTCTTAAAAAGTAAGTTTTAAATATAGGTTCTTTTTTTAAAAAAGCTTTCAAATCATTGTATATTCTTTTCATTGTTGACTCTGCTGTGTAGTCTGCACTTTTTTCAGCGTCCTCAAATATACCATTAATTTCTTCAAATAGTTCTTTCACTACCATTGGATTTAATGACTTTTTTTTATTATTTTCTATCTCTAATCCAATGAAAAACTCTACAATTCTTTTTGTGGATTGTTTCCTATAACGATATCTTGGTGCTAATACATAAGCGGTTCTTTGTGAACTCTCACCTTTCATATTTCTATATAAAAATCTGACTAATTGTCCAGCTTGTATTATATTCCAATTAGTATTTTTCATTAATCAATATCCTTAACGATACCCATTTTTTTACAAGCGTCTAAAAACTCGTGTTGTCCATAAGTGGTAGCACCCTCAATATCAAGAGTGTGTTCATTTCCCTCATACATAGGATTTTTCTGTTCCTCTTTGGTTAATTTACGAACCTCTGCTAACTTCCAATTCCAATTGTCTTTCTTACCCTCAGGATAAATCATACCAAACTTACCCATATTTAGAATTGTTGGAAACCAAAAGATTTCTCTTTCATAATCAAAGAATTTTATATCCCTCATTAATTCTGTTGATGTTTCTTCTATCTTTTTTAATGAATCACTATCTCTTTTGTAAGTTGAATTACTCATAAATCCACAATTAAAACATATGAAAGAACTGAAATTTTCAATATCAACTCTTTCTTCAAAACAATGTTTATCACTTAAACAATGTGGACAAGTTATTTTTATTTCTGCCATGCTATCCTTTTTTTAATTTTGGTAAATTAAGTTTCTTTGGTTCTTTTGTCAATTTAGGTAGTTTTAATTCTACTTGTTTTGGAACACCCTCTAAAACTTTATCAGTTATTTGAATTAATTTATCTCTCATAGCATCGTGTGAAAATGTCTCACGATTTACTATCATTTGTTTTTTTGCTTTCATTTTGTATTTATCATAATTATTAAATACATCTAACATTACTCTTCCTGCAATACCATAATTTACCGTGCTCCACATAGACTCAGGTGTTGTATAATCTTTTGGAAAAGCATTTGGTGCTACCTTTGTCATCTGATGTGGTAGTTCAACACTATATTGTTTATCTAAGAAATCTGCTTGACCTGTTGATATTGGTGCTATCACTGGTTTACCACTTAGTGAAGCTTCTAATAATGGTCTTCCGAAACCCTCTCCGTGTGTAAAGGTAATGTGCGCTTTCACTTTTGGGTGATTATACATTTCGTTCATTTCTTCATCTGTTAAGTCTCCGTGCAATAAATAAATATTAGGTAATATATCAGCTTTAACTGAACTTTTGACCATATCTATTTTTTTAATCATCTCTCTTCTATCAATGATTGAAAAATTAGCACTACTTGTTTTTAATATTAATGCAGGTGCATTTTTTTGATTTTTAAAAGTATTCAAGAAAGACTTTATCATCATACCGATATCTTTTCTATCCTCACCAAGATTACCTTGTAACCAATGTCCTACGAATAAAAAACAAAAGTCTTCTTCAATTTTTGAGAATTTGCCAGATAAAATCGGTGAAAACTCATTAACCTCTTTAAATATATTGGTATCCGCTCCCTCAAATAAAACCTCTGTTGGTTTTTCTAATTTTAGTTGTCCAACAATTTGTTTTGTATTATTATCTAATTTATCAAAAGCAACATTTGTAAATCCATCTCTTGAAAAATGAGAAGTAAATATTGTCATATCCATACGATTACAACCCTCTACCCAATTTGCAGGTGGAACGGTACACTCAATACCTGCTGTCATACCAACATTTTTCTTTGCTATTGGTTGGAACTCATTTGGTATCACAATGTGATAATGTAAATCAGGTTGTTTTGGTAAGTTTGGTTGTCTAATAATTCTTTTTTGTATTTCTCTATGTGATTTATCATCAAGATTTAATGCATTAGTAGGTGTTGAACCCCACGGTACTGATTGGATTGCTATATCATATTTTTCTGCTTCAATCAATGCTTTACAAATATCTCTTGAATGATTTCCATATCCACTACGAGTTTCAACTGGCGCTGTTACTAATATAAATGGTTTCGTCATACTTTATATACCTCATATCTTTCTCTTGGTGTCCACTTTTCAAATGCAGTATTCATATGGTCTATGAATAATTGACACATATGTCTTGCTGACATTTGAGCTTCATCACTCGTTACAAACTCGTGTCCTAATCTACCACAATGTTTTCTATCACTTGGTTTCATATCATACCACTCTCTAATTCTTTCCCCTGCTTCAACCCAATCACATCTGTCATCAAAAATATATGGTGTTGGTGGTGAACCTTGTAATGACCTTGATTTAGGCCAGACTGGTTTTACCCACTCTCCGTGAGTTAAGTCTTTGTTGTGTTCCCACTTTCTCCAATCGTGTAGAGTGTGAATATCTTTATAATCTTGATAAGTTAATAATTTATCTTTCAATCTAAATCCACATTGGTCTTGTAGTCCACCTGTAACATTAACAATGATTGGTGTTCCACACATTAAAGCTTCACAAGTTCCTAATCCAAATCCCTCATTGGATGCTAAATTAATTGTTAAATCACAAATGTTGTATAAATAATTTAAATGTTGATTAGTTAGTTTTTGTGTTGAGAATATAATATTCAAATCAGGACACATCGCTTCTACAACTGCTGGCAAATCAGTTCCATTTTGGTCTACTGGCTGTGTGTGTAAAACAAATGCAACTTTATCTCTTTTTTCTTTTGGAAGTCCATAAGCAAACTCTCTAAATGCCATTATCGTATCTGATGTGAGTTTTCTTCTGATGTTTCTATTGTTGTATAGTAAACAAAAATCTATATCTCTACCTTGAAATAATTCTGACTTCATTTTATTCATTTCAAGTTTTTCTTTTTCATTTTCAACCGGATAAAAATATTTTTCATTTATTCCGTGTGGAACATAAGTAGAGTCCCAATCTGTTCTTGGTTTATCTTTACAAACATTTTTAACAATGTTGTGTGTTTGTTTTGAAATATTCATAATCAAATCACAACTTTCATAATAAGGTTCGTTCCACATTGGATAAGGTAAATCGTCCCAAATGTTATAATAAAAGATTGGAATATCTTGTCTGATTTCGTGTTCCATTTGAAATAACCAAATCCAAAATCTTGGGTCTGTGTAAATCATAATAGCATCTGGCTTTTCTATCTCTAATAAATTTCTTAATATTTTAGGGTCTCCATAGCCGTCAACTGGATACACTTTTAATGAAGCGTCCTCAACACCTGTTTCCTCTCTTGCACTTTTATCCATATCTATTACTTTACCTTTGTCAGGATGTTTGATAGCACCACCGACTTGAACCCAATCAAATTCATCAAGTGTCCCCATAACAATTTCTCTTGACATTGTTCCGACACCACTTGACATTCTTAGGTCATCTGAAAATAGTAGAATTTTTTTCTTTTTGACTTCTGAAACCTTTTTTAATTTTGGTAAATCCATTAAAACCTCTTAATATTTTGAACCGCTTTTCTCTAAATTATCATAATCCAAAACTTTCTTTTGGAATTCTTCATCATAAACAAACATATCTAAAGTTCTATTTACTAATTTCTGCAAAGAAAAATCCTCGTGTATGGATTTCTCCCTAAACTTTTTATAAAGTTCGTCAATGACTTTTACTGATGTTAATTTCTCTTCTTTACTCATAATGTATATATGTATATATAAATAGTTTGTTTAGTCTAAAATAACATATTTTTTATTAATTTTTTCACAATATTCTAAGGCAGATTTTGTTCCGTTGGTTATTTCTCCGTCCTTACAAAATGCCACAACCTTATCACAATATTTTACCATATCTTTATTCCTTTTGTGATAATATCCCACACCATATGGTTTTCCATAATTGTAAGCTTCCATTACACAATGCATATTATGTGGTTCGTGTTGTGGTGGAAACTCACTATAAGGTATTTTAAATTCTAATGCAAATTTCTTTGCATATTTATCTGCTCCGTCTTTGGCACCACCACTAACCACCTCAACATCTGTATGTTCCATTTTTAATCTGAACATAAAATTCTTCATTTTTGATTTATTTGTATAAGTTCGACTACCAATAATTGCTATTTTCATTGGTCGTTTCTTTTTTGTTTTCTGATTGGTTCTGGATTTATTTCGTCTTTATTGACAAACTCATATGTTTCTTTGAAATGTTCTAAACCTTTTATAATGTCTTTTGGATTACTATATTCGTATGCAAATCTACGATTTTCCATATAATCTCTATTCGCTGGTTTAGCACCTTTTGGTATGATATCAAAAAATATAAATTGATTTTGACTATCTATAAGCTCTGGCACGATAGTAATTTTTGTGTTGAACTCACCACTCGTTTTCCAATATTTAATAAATGGTTCTAATGTTTTTAAATCCACCATTTCAGTATTTCTATCATACCAAAAATATAATGGAAACGAAATGCCAGATAAATATTCTAATTGTTTTAGTTTCATCAGTTCTTGAAAAACTTCTTGTTCAAAATCTGTTGCTAAAAAGTCTGTGACTTTTAGTCTTAAACTTGGTTCAGTCATTATAAATCCTTACAACTTCTACACTTTTTGTGTGGTTCACATTTTTCATAATCGTGTGAAATGATTTTGCCTTTATCATCATAACACTCGTCCATAAACTCTTGTAATCTTGTCATAACCTTATTAACACTTGGTTTTCCACTTGCCGGCGAGAACGCCTGAATTCTTTTCTGTGGATAAATCATATTTTCATATAATCTTCTCTTTAATATTAAATATTCAACATCTATTTTATCTTCTGATATTTCTAATTGTTTTGCCATAAAATGTTTATACAACAATAACTGATTGGTTTTATTCTTATCGGCTTTCATATATTTGTTCCAACCCATAGTAGATGATTTAATGTCAATAATTTTCATACGACCATTTTTCTTGTCGTGTAAAACAACATCCATAAACCCTACAAATCTCATATCTTTTGGTAATTGATAATTTAGGTTCATCTCAATACCAACTAACTCAGTATCTTTCTTTTTGAAATGACTACCTTTTCTTTTTAAGAACTCATCAATGATAGCAAATCCGTCATTAGTGAACTCAATCATTTCTTTTTGTTCTACTTCAAACTCATCACCATATCTTTCTTTCGATTCTTTATACAATTCTTTCATACGATAAATCAAAATATCGTGAAGTGGTAAAGCATCTGCTTCTTTGATTGTTCGTTCATAATAACAAACTAAATATGCTTGAATAGTTTCGTGAATAGCACTACCAAACAATGTGTAGATATTACCTTTGAAAGTTTCTGCTTTGTCCACATAATTCAACTTCCAAGTGTAAGGACATTTGTCCCACATTGCGAACTGACTATAACTTATTTTGCCCATTTACCTCTTGCTACGACTTGTGCCATAACTCCATAATTTGATACATCTGAAAAACTATCTGTTACGGGTTCTCCCTCAACTGAATTTTCTCCGTTTCTCAATAATAATGTTTTCATTCTTTCTATCTTGTCGTTCATTCTGAACCATAAACCTAATAATGATAACTTGATATCCTCTGGTGTTTTCAGAATTGTTCCGACTGCTATATTCTGTGGACCATAATCATATTGTTTTCTACAAAACAATTCATATTGTTCTGATTGTATTTTTAGAAACTCACCTGTCATTTCAGGATAAGTTCTTTCCATATATTTTACGACATCTTGTGTGTCCACCATTTCCATTTCTTTCTTTGTAGGTGCGTCCTTAATCATTACTTACTCCATATTTTTTTTAGTTGTTTTTCGTCTACACCATACTTTGATACAATAGAATATACAACATCTTTACCCATAATGTCAAGTGTTTTTTCAACATTTTCCGAACTATCTTCAAAATACTCACATAAAATGTCCATAGCCCACCCCTCAATCTTTGATTTCTTCTTAGATTTTGTGTATCTTAGAAATGTTCTACCTTTGGGAATTACATTGGTGTAGAATTGATATACTGATTTAGGTTCTAATTCCCAATATCTTTGGATTTCATTTACAACTTCAATCCACTCTGGCTTCATTGATAAAAATCTGTGAACCATATAGTTTGACCAAGTTTTTTTATCGGCATCAGAAATGTCGTCCCAATAATTTGGGTTTTGATTATTTGTAATTTCTTTTATGTGGTCAAATAGTGATTTTGTTTTCATTGTGAATAACCTTAGATACTAATAAATAGTAAACTCCTTTTGTAAAATGTATTTTTTTTAATATTGATTTGTCATTTCTGTTCTTGGAAATGAAACTTTGTGCTTTTTATAATCTATACTATCTTGATAAAGTTCATCAACCTCATTAGAGTATTTGTATTTACTAACATTATCTTTGATGTTGATTGTGTTTCTTGCTACAAAATCTAATTTATCTGTGTCATCAAATAATCGTTTATCAGTCTTACCAATTTTAAATCCATACTCAACATCAAGTTCAAAATCATCTCCATTAGATTTAAGTGAGAAATTACAATTGAAGTTTGAGTCTTTTAAGTTATACCCTTTAAAATTATCTCTAATGATAAAATTAATATCTGATTTGTTTGAAATATTTACCAACACCCAAGCGAAACCTTTGATTGTTTTTATGATTTCATTTTCTATCGTATCAACCATATTGTTTTGTTCTGTTGATAATAAAAACTCATTTGTAAATATACTATTATCTTTTTCCTCTTTTAACTCAACTTTAATTTTATCAACTTGTAATGCATTTTCTCTAATTCTCGCCCTATAATATGGTGGTTTTCCACCCTTTTCTTTTGGTGTGGCATATGAAAAATCATCTCCAATCAAATCCTCTCCCTCTTTTGTAAATTTAAAAGTTTTTAATAATGTTTCAATCAAAAAAGCTCTCAAATGTCTAATCATCAATGTATTTTTATAATCATTTGAAGTCCAAGAGTTTAGTATGGTTTTTTCTTTCGATACATCAAATTCATCTTTATAAACATCTAAAGGTGTGTGGTCTAAAATATCTGTTGATTGCATTAGATTTAATAATCCGTTGTTGGTAAAGTATTTGTGATTGTCATACAAGAATTTTAATTGTAACATAAAGTCCATATGGTTTTCTTTTGGATAACCTGGAATCCAATTTGCGTTGTAGAATACATTACTTTCGTGGGCGGATTTTAGAAAATGACTAACATCATCAGAAGTTTGTCCTTTTTCCATTAGTGCTAATATTTTATTTACTCCGTTCTCAACTCCAACATTCATATAATTTAATCCAACATTAACTGCTTTTGTCAACAATTCTCCGTCCAACTTCTTGTGTGTTCTGAAATGTCCACCCCAATACATTTTTGGTATGTTTCCATTATCTGTTTCTTCTTGCAACTTATCTACAAATTTTTTAAAATTAGGCATTGACCCATTAATTAATGAATCAGTAAACCAAAAGTTATTAATGCCAGTCTGTTCTTCTAATCCTTTCATTTCGTCAACTATTTTTTCATTGTTTTTATATCGATATAATCTTGTTTCACTACAAAATGTACATTTAAAAGTACAACCTCTTGAAGTTTGCATTGGTAGTGTAACTTCCAAGTCAAATAGTTCTGCCAACTTTCTGTAATCATCAATCACACTTTTGTCCCAACTTGGTGTTTCTAACTCGTTTAAATTTTGTGGTAATAATCCACCATTAAATACCGGTGTTCTACCACTACGACCTTTTTTCAATACCGTAGGAAAACTTGGTGATATCTTATCCCAACGATAAATACCTCTAATGTTTTCATAGTGTCCGTCCTCTATGTATTTATTTACTAAATCAGATATAATTCTTTCTCCGTCATTAGAACCACAAGCGATATCAACAAACTCTCTATAATTATCTTTCTCAACTAATCCACCACACTCCGAATACCAAGAGTAAGGGCCACCATACCAAATCTGTATCTTTGGATTTATTTGTTTCACATATCTGGCAATATAGTCTGTTGTGATAATGTTTGATGTGTAGGTAGTGAATGCGACAATATCATATGTTGAAAGAATTTCAATATACTCGTGCCACAAATCTTTAAAATAAGGTAGTATTTCTGTTTGAAAGTTTGTTTCTGAATTCCAAGGTGTGTCATTACCCCAATCCCAAAACTTTTCTATGTTCTTTTCTTTCGTATAGATTGACGATAAGATATTCAAATCTATTTGCTCTACAACGACATCTTTATTATTGATGTGTGATTTTAAACTACCGATTGCAAAAGAAGGTGTTTGAACCGACCATTGTGGACATATACATAGTGCTATTCTCATACAAAACAATCTCCTAACATCCAAGTTATCAATGAATATCGTTTTCCTTTTGTGATTGGTGTAACTCTATGTGATAAGAACGCTGGAAAAATCGTAATACTTCCTCGTGTTCTTGGTGCGGTGTAATTATTTTTACCTGATTTATCCGTGATACCAAACTCTAAGTTTCCACCCTCATATTTTGTTTCGTCTGATAACTGAACAATGGCGGTTAGTTTTCTTAATGAAGTTTCTTTTGAACCACAATCCGTATGCCATTTGTATTTACCACCATTTTCATATCTGAGTATTTTTACTTTTTCCATTTCTTGTATATTGTATTTCCAAATAGATTGATTAGACAATTCAAATACCATTTGTAGTTTGTCTTTTAATTGTTTGTTATTAATCACTACCTCTTTATTATCACGAACCTCTTTGTTCAATATATTCTCATCATAATTACCTGCAAGTTCAGATTCAGTTGGTTCGCCTGTTTCTAAGTATCTCATTAGTTTCTGACATTGACTAACTGATAAAAAGTTCTCTCTATGAACTACGAATTTAAAGTTATCATTTTGTATCATACGAAAGTATCTCCGACCGCCCAACAAACACAAGAATATCTTTTACCTTTAGTTATCTCGGTAATTTGATGTCCTGCAAATGCCGGGTGAATAATTAATCTACCTGGTTTTTGTTCTATGGTTTTTCCGTCAAACAACTT